GGCGGCGGGCGGCGGGCGGCGGACAAGCCGAAGAGCGCCACCGAGCTCCAGATGGCGCAGGCCTTCGGACTCGGGGACGAGGACTGACGTAAGATCGTCACGCCGAAGTCTCGTCACCTCGGCACTGGGCAGACCCCCGCTACNGCGTGTGGCGGGGGTCGCTTGCGTCGTGAGGTTATGATCTGCTCAAGCACTACGCCACCGGATGGGGCGAGCGCGTAACGCACTCGTGGCACCGGATGGGCCCGGGTACCCCCAGTCCGTTCGAGCGCCAGGGAGGCCCGGCGATGGCCGGTTCCGTCAATCCGGGTACGTGGATCATCGAGGACTACGCCTCTGGTCTCATCACCCGGTTCCAGAACACCAGCGCCTGGGAGGCGGCCGCGGGCCGCGTCGAGACCATGCGCGTGGACTCCAAGCAGATCGCCATCGACACCGACGCCGCGGTGGAGGTCACCCAGAAGGGCGCGACCTACAACCTCGACACCGGCGGCGGCACCACCGTCCAGCTCGACGCCGCGAAGCTCACGCACGCGTCCTCCTACGACGAGGAGGACCGCAGCGACGCCGCCGCGTGGCAGGACATCACCAACTCCAAGAAGCGCATGGCGACGTCCAACCTCGCCCTGCTCTACGACAACGGCGCCCTCGCCGTCACCGGCGCCCAGGTGATCGGCTCGAAGACGGCGCCGTACGAGTCCGCGTACCACGCCGTCGCGAACTACAACAGCGGCTCGAACCTGCTCACGCTCTCGGCCGCGGCGTTCGCGACCGACTCGAAGGCGCTCAACACCGCCCTCTCCAACGCCACCGACCTCTACGAGGACTCGCCGTGGGCCTCGGAAGACCAGGTGTGGGTGCTCTCCACCGCGTTCAAGAAGTACTTCCGGGCGATGGACGCCACCGGCAAGAACGGCGTCAACTGGTACGTCCCCCCGCAGGGTGGCGAGCCCCGTGACGTCCGCGCCGGCCACCAGCCGATCATGCGCGGTGAAGTCGGCGGCGTCCCCGCCTACTTCACCCGCGGCGCCCGCCTCTCGGCCGCGATGACCTACCAGCCCACCGCCGGGATCGGCGCCAAGGGCTCGCTCGGCAACGCGATCGCCCTGCTCGCCCCGGCCAGCATGCTCTGCGTCGGCAACCGGGATCCGCTGCGCAGCCAGTTCCTGGACTCGCTGTCCGGCAACGGCGGCATCGGCGCCCTCTCCGACACCGACTACCTGAAGATGCGCGTCCGCAAGGCCGCCCGTCTCCTGGTCCCCGCAGCCGCGGTGATCGTCGAGATCATCACCTGATCCGGTCGCCGGGCGTGGTCCACCATCCGCCGCGCCCGGCGACCTCACTACGACGCCGGAAGGGAGCGACATGGCCGGCACCTGGTGCACCACGACCGACGTCGACAACCTCACCGGCGTCACCGTGACCGAAACGCAGCTGGCACGCGCCCAGGGCGTCATCGAGACCTTCGAGGACATCGACCCCGCCGCGCCCGGCGACCACTTCTCGGCGCGCGACCGGGAACGCTTCCGCAAGGCGACCGCCTACCAGGCCGGGTGGATGTTCGAGCAGATCGAGATCGAGAAGCGCACCGACGTCTCCACCCTCTCCCAGGACGGGCAGACCTGGACCTACGCCCACGCCGATGCGGCGGTGCTCGCGCCGCTGGCCAAGCGCAACCTGGACCGGCTGAGCTGGAACGCCGACGGACCCGTCGCCCCGAACGGCGGCCGGGCGCCGTACCCCGACCTCGACGCCGTCCGGGACGCTGTGCTGTGCGACGAGGTGGAGCTGCCTGAGCTCTGGCGGTTCGAGAGCTGGACGCTATGAGCCAGTTTGTCCCCAACACCGTCGTCGCGATCTTCCGGGATGGCACCATCCCCGACGCCCGGGACGTGTGGGACAACCCGATCCCGCCGACCGCGCCCACGGCGGACCAGGCCGACGCGAAAGACAAGCCTGCACTGCTCATCGAATACGGGCAGAGCGGACATACCGGTTCCACCGTCAACCAGCCCGCGGCCGGACGGTCCGACGTCGTCCACCGCTACCGCCTCAGGCTCCGGCCGGGCGCGGTTCCCTTCGAGATCACGCCGCAGGACCGGGTGCTCGACCAGCGCACCGGCCGCTATTTCGCGGTGGACGAAGTACCCGAACCGGTGAACGTGGTGCAGCAGCCGGACGTGCTGCTCATCCTCCGCCGGGTCAGCTGAACGCCCGAGCGCCCGGGCGCGGAAAGCGCCCGCTCGGACCCGAAGTTTCCTACGCCGGAAAGGCAGGGAGCGCGATGGCACGCGTAGAGATCGACCGCGACGGCATGGCCCGTCTCGCCGAACACGTGCTGGCGCGCGCTTCCGCCATCCCGCTCGCCATCGGCATCGACGCCGAGGCCCTCGCCCCCGTCGACACCGGCGCCCTCAAGCTGTCCATCGGCGTCGCCGAGATCGGGCGCGGCATCTGGCGCATTTCGGCTGGCACCGGCCTGCCCGACGGCCGCGCCGTGTTCCAGGAACTCGGCACCTCGAAGATGCGCGCCCAGCCCTATCTCCGCCCCGCCGCCTACCAGCAACGCGCCCTGTAGGAGAGGACCATGACCCTCGGATACGCCCCCGCCCGGGCCCGCAAGCACCTCGACGACATGATCACCGACGCGCCGTTCATGCAATGGCACATCGGCGACCCGGGCGCGGCTGGCACCGCGAACCCGGCCAGCAACACCACCCGCGTCGACACCAGCGGCAAGTGGGCTGCGGCTTCCACCGCCGGCGCCACCACGACCAAGGCCACCAACGCCTCGATCACGGTCACGAACGTGCCCGCGAGCGAGGACTACACCCACGTCTCGTTCTGGACGCTGGCCAGCGGCGGCGCCTACACCGGCTCGGCGCTGGTCACCGCCAACGCCCTCACTGCCGGCGACAACGTCACCATCGCCTCCGGCGGAATCGCCCTCACCGCGGCGAACGCGAGCTGACCGTGACGGCCTTCACTGACGACTTCAACCGCGCCGACTCCAGCAACCTCGGAGCCGGCTGGGTCGAGGTGTCCGGTGACTGGTCGATCGTCTCCAACCAGCTCTCCCCCGGCGCCGCCGGCGGCACGATCATCCTCCGCGCCGCCACCGCCGCGGCCACCGACGATAACTACTCCCAGGTAGCCATCACCAGCGCCACCGTGGCCAGTCAGGGCGTCTGGTGCCGTGGGGACGCGACGATCGCCAACGGCTATCTCTGGCGCAACAACGGCACCCAGTGGGACCTCTTCTCGGTCATCGGCGGTTCCTTCTCGGTGATCGCCACGTTCGCCGCGGCTGCCGCCAACGGCGACGTGATGAAGGTCCAGGCGGTCGGCAGCACGATCAAGGCGTTCGTCAACGGCACTGAGCGCGCCAGCGTCACCGACACGGGCGTCACCACCGGCAAGAACTTCGGGATCCGGTCCGAATCCGTCAGCGGCGTCCGCTACGACAACTACGCCGGCGGCGATGTCGCGGCCGGTTCGGACGTGCCTGCCACCATCGCCCAGGCCTACGGAGGGCTCGGCGGCGGCATCACCGCGACCCGCGAGGTCCCCGCCGCCGTCACGCAGTCCTACGGCGCTCTCGGGGGCGGCGTGGCCGGGGCGCGCGAGGTCGTGCTGACTGTCGGCCAGAACTTCGGCGCGCTCGGCGGCGGGGTCGTGGCCGTCCCGGAGATTCCGGCCGTGATCGGGCAGTCTTACGGCGCGCTGGGCGGCAGCGCCGTGGCGACGCGCGAGACCTTCGCCACCGTCGACTTCGCCGGCGGCGTGCTGTCCGGGCACGTCACGGTCTCGCCGGACGGCGCCCGCGCGCTGCCCAACGCCACCGTCGTCGCAAAGGCATGGCTCGCCACCATCGACGGCATCGCTGCGGATCGCGTCGCGAACGAACTGCCGCGGCGTGCCGACTGGAACGGCGCCATCGACGGGTTCGTGACCGTGCTGCCGCTCATCGCCAACGCCGAGCTCCACGTCCCGATCCAGCACCCGATCGTCCAGTTCGACTGCTGGGGCGCCTTCGGCGGCAGCACCAAGAAGCCCAACCACGGCGTGGCCAACGACCTCGCCGAGCGGATCCGCCAGGCGGCGGAAGCCACCACCTGGCTCGGCGTCCCGGAGCTCGAGCTCCCGCCCGGCGTGATGCCGGTGTGGCTCTCCTCGGTGTTCGTCGTGCGCGGCGTAACCCGGGTCCCTGACGACCACTACGCGCACTACTCACTTGACGTCCACATCGGGTGGATCGAGCGGGACGCCCTCGCCGGCGTTACCGGATAACGGAAGGAACACGAGATGGCACAGGGAATTGTCGCCGGCGAGCTGATGGTGGGCCCCGGTAAGCTGCGGGTGATCGACCCGGGCGGCCTCGGTCAGGGGCTCGCCGACAACACCGCCGAGCTGACCGTGATCGCCGCGGCCACCCCGGACTGGTCCGCCTGGACCTACATGGGCCTGACGGACGGCGGTCTCCAGGTCGCGATCGAGAAGAGCTACGCCAACCACACCGTGGACCAGGCGCCGGACTGGGTGGCCAGCACCATCACCGAGCGGCACCCGACCGTGGGCACCAATCTGGTGGCGGCCACCCTGAACAACCTCTCCCGCGCCAACAACGGCGGCGTCATCACCACCGGCGTCGGCACGGCCGGGGCGTGGGACAGCTGGACGCCCACCATCGACACCCTCGAGACCCCCGAGAAGTACCTCGGGATGGCCGTCGAGGGCCGCCGCCTCGACGGCAAGCGCATGATCATCGTCCTGCGCAAGGTGCTCTCGGTGGACAACATGAGCGCACCGTTCACCAAGGACGGCAAGACGATGTTCTCGGTCAACTGGGCTGGTCACTTCGTCTCCGACACCACCGCGTCGGTCGCCGTCTACACCCAGCGCTGACCTACCCGCCAGTAACCAACCCGCACGGAGGCCACCATGCTCGAGTTCACCACCAAACCGGATCCCACGGCGAAGCAGCCCGAACGCGATGAGCTGTTCTCGATCGACGGCAAGGCGTACACCATCCCGCGGAAGATGCGCCCGCTGGACATGGCGAACTACACCTACCTCGTCGACACCCTCGGCGGAGACTCCGCCGGGCTCTGGGCGCTGCAACGTGCGCTCGGGGCCGAGGCGTTCTCCGCGTTCATGGACCTCCCCCCGGCGGCGGTCAGCCGGGAGGACTTCACCAGGATCATGACGGTGGTGACCGGGCGGTTCGTCGGGCTGGCCACGGAGGTGCCGAGTCCGGACCCAAAACCCGGGCCGGCCGCCGCCCCGGAAATGGCGGAGGACGACGCCACCGAGCCCCCCGACGAGGTTGTCTGGGGGGCGTCCAGCCCGGCGGAGACGGTTTCGTAGGGGGCCCCTACACGATGAAGGCGAGGGTGCTGGCGTGGATCTCCGGGAACTGGGAGGACATCGCGAGCGACCTCGCCGTGTTCCACCGGGTCGACGATCCGGACACGCTGAGCATCCCCGTCTTCCTGTCGAAAGTGGTCCGGCTCAGTGCGTACGGCGGAGCGCTGGCCACGCGTTTCGCCGCCTCCCAGACCGCGGGGACGGCCTCCCCCGCGAACGTCCCCGCCGCCGGAATCGTCCCCCGAACCGGCGGCGGGGACACCCCGCCCGAGGTCGTCGCCGCGATCAAGCGGCAGCAGTTCGCGGCGCGGTACAAGACAGACCCCAGCGCGATCAGGTGGGATAACGACGAGGTGTACAGGGAGCTGGTGAATCTATGACACGGCCGGGTGGCGGGTTCAAAGTCGCGGACGCCTACGCCGATTTCCACATCGACGTCGACTCCGAGATCGGCCGCGCCGCCGCCCGGCTCAAGGCCAAGGGGCCTGAGTTCGCGCGCATGGGTGAGAACGCCGGCAAGGCCTTCTCCACCGGGTTCGGCAAGGGCGTCGACCTCGACAAGGGGATGACCCGCAACGTCGAGGCTCTGCGCAAGCGCACCAATCAGCTCCAGCGGATGGGTAACCAGGCCGGCGAGGGCTACGGCCGCGGCTTCGGCAACGGCGTCAACCTGCGTGGCGCCATGGTCGAGCAGATCGCCGTGGTCCGCTCCAGCCGCG